ACAAGTGGGAGGGCATGACGACGCCAATCGTCAACAGTATGCTGTCACTCATCAACGCTGGCCCAGAGTCGGGTGAAATGTTTTCATCACGCCCACAGGACCGGACAAGGTTTGCTGGCACAGTCGTCACCAACTTCAACTTCCCGAAGGCTGCGAACAACAAGTCAGCCGTGCAGGCGCGTGGCATCATCAAGGAGTGGATAGACACAGGCTTGCTAGAGGAAATCACATATCACAGCCCAAGCCAGCGCAAAGAGCGCAAGGGCGTGCAGTCGGTCAGCAGAGTTGGGGAGCAGTGAGATGAGAGTTGAATGGACAGGCGACTGGACGGATTGCTTTTACGCCAAGCGCGATTGGGAGCAGGAATACAATGTGCAGGCTTGGGCGGACTGGGCCAACGCACAAACGCATATGGACTTCTATTGGCCAAACTATGACGCGTCCCCGTGGCACATACAGTGCATAACTGAGATCGACGGCAGTGAGGTTGAGGTGAACTTCTGGCCGCACAAAAACAAGGCGCAGTTTAAATATGAGAGAGCCATTGAGCCGATGTCAGCGTTTGTTGCTGAACTGAAAAGCCGGGTAAATGGCGATGATGACGACTTTGATGTGATTGAGTAATTTACTCACGGGGCTTGCCGACGCGGTGAGTAAGTAAATCAACCGCCTAACAATCAAGTGCGCCACTGCTGAAACGGGTAAAATGTTCAGTGGCGCACAAGTTTGCAAGTGCTTGAATATGTTAAGATAAAGGTGCGCCAGTGGGTTATTTTACTGGCGCATTTGCGTTTGAATAAGGCATAAAAAAAGCCCCCGAATGGAGGCTGTGTGGGCAAGTGCGCCACTGGATTTGCTGAAATCTCTACCGAGATTTTACTAGCACTGGCGCACTCTGTCAACCCATTAAGGCACTACGTTAAAATGAGTGTCGGCATAAAGCCGTCACACGCTATTATTTAAACTGCGAGCCAGCGCCAGCCAGCGCCAGTGAATTGTTCCTTACCGCTTCGCGGGAACAAGTCACAGTCGCAGGCGGGAGCAGTCGGGCAGTTGTTTGCTTGGTTGGCTTAATGTAAAAAAAAAGAGTGCAGCGTTGGCACAGGTCAAGTGGTGTGGGGATACAATGGCAAAAGCAACTAAAGCGAAACCAAAGTCAGCGGAAGCGAAAAAGGCGATGGCAGAGCGTGGTACGTTCAAGCGGGAAGCAGACGCACACACATACGCTCCGCTGGTGTATGCTGCCGTCAGGCCGTACGTCGCCGCGTCAGCACGATCGGTGGCAGTGTGGGGTGATACGCTGGTTGATTGTGTGCCGCCAGCTTACGCGGTGAGGTACAGAGAGCTGAAGGATGAGTTAGACTATGCGATGCGCGTGAGTGACGCTGAGCTGGCTGTAGCGGCGGCACAGAGCCTGATGAAGGCGCTAGAGGTTATGGACGTGAACGCGAGGGCAAGCGGTCATCAGCCGCCCGCTGTGGATGGCGTGCTGTGCGAGCGTGGAGGCAAGGTGTACTGCTTCGTTATCAGTGGCTCGATGTCAGCCATACGCCAGCGCTGGCCAACGTGGCTGGTTTACCATGTGTCAGATGTCTGCGCGATGATGGAGAACCAGTGGCAGGACGTGATAACAGCAGTCAACAAGGTCACTGATGCGTTTCCAGATGCGAAGGTGACGAGGTACACGCCGACATCGTTAGATGACACGCTTGACTTTTAGTAGACGCTGGCCATAGGCTTGGCTTGTGCAGGCGTTTGTGTTCTCCCGGCTCTCCTGTGGCCTGCACTGTCTCAACTAAGGCTCCGGCGTAATGCTGGGGCCATTTTTGTAAGGTGATACGATGACTGATGACGATAAGCAGCGCACGATTAATCTTTCGTTGGACCTGTTTGCCGAGGCGCAATACCTCGTTGACGATGAAGGCGACGATCCGCTGGTTGTAATGTCAGCACTCGCAAGCGTGCTGATGCACATGCGTGAGCAGTACCAATATGCAGTAATGGATGCGGATGAGATGATACTTGACGTGATGAAGGCAAGTGGGCGAGTGCAGTAAACGTACAGGATGTTGTACGTTTGTATAAGTGGGCTGATGAGCTGGCTAATGCGCTGGCATGTGTTGAAGGTGCGCTGACGCACAGCAACGCTGCTCACATATAGGTGCGCGCGGGTATCATGATACCCCACATTCAGTCAACATCATGCGAATTCATATCTAACTATAAGTCCAGTTTGGCTAAGTCATTGAAATCATTGAATCCGTTTATTAACATAATAGGGGTTATAGGTCACTCGTGCCGATCTGGCCCGATTTGGGGTATCTGAATACCCCCCCCCGACCTCGGCTTTCGGCGGGGGTGTGTGTGTATAATCTCACGCACTAATTCCCAAGAAAACGGCATCAAACGTGAGTAAACCAATGCCCTACCCTCAATGAAAAAATAATGTTACGGTCAGAAAAATTTTTGAAAACTTGGAGCAAACATGGCTGGTCAACCAAAGAAGCGGGCGTTGTTTACGTCTATAGAGGCGATGGCAAAGATAGCTGCGCGTGAGGCGAACGAGAGCATCACTGGGCCTGATTTTATTTTTCAGTGGGTTGCTGATGGCGGGACTGTGGCGACGCTGGCCACTGAGTTGGGTTTGGATCGTTCGTTTGTCAGCCGTAAGTTGAACGCTAATGATGACTTTAAGCGTGCGCTGGCGGAGGGCCGCAAGGTTCGTGCTGACGCGATGGCTGACGAGGCGTTGGAGATTGCGGATAACTTGGTTGGGCCTGACTTGACGACGACGCACGTAGCGGCGGCCAGAGAGCAGATTGGTGTGCGCAAGTGGATGACGGGTGTGTACGATGCGGCGAGGTTCCAGCCGAAGGGTGATGTCGTTAATGTTAATATTGGAGATTTGCACTTGCAGGCTTTGCGTCAGATGCGCAACGTGACGCCGACGATTGTTGAGATTGAGGGTGGTGACGATGACTGAGCAGAACCCGTTAGTAGACTTTGTTTCGACGTATAGGGATGACCCAGTTGCGTTTGTGCGTGAAATTTTGGGTGCCGAGCCGTTTGATTATCAGCAGGCGTTGCTTGTTGATATTGCCAATGGCGAGCGCAAGATTAGTGTTCGCTCTGGGCATGGTACGGGGAAGTCTACGACGTTCTCGTGGGCCATGCTTTGGTTTGCGATGACGCGGTTTCCGTTTAAGGTTGTGGTGACTGCGCCGACCAGTGGCCAGTTGTTTGATGCGTTGTTTGCTGAGTTGAAGCGTTGGATTAATGAGTTGCCGGAGGCGTTGCGTCCGATACTTGATGTGAAGAATGACCGGGTGTCGTTGATTGCTGCGCCGTCGGAGGGTTTTATTTCGGCTCGGACGAGTAGGGCTGAAACGCCAGAGGCGTTGGCTGGTGTTCACTCTGCGAATGTTATGTTGGTTGTGGACGAGGCGTCGGGTGTGCCTGAACAGGTCTTCGAGGCGGCGGCTGGTTCAATGTCTGGTCACAGTGCGGTTACGTTGCTGGCGTCTAACCCTACGCGGTCAAGTGGTACGTTCTTTGAGACGCAGACGCGGCTGTCGGGCAGTTGGAAGTGCCACCATTGGTCGTGTATTAAGTCGCCGTTGGTATCGCGTGATTTCATCGACGAGATGAAGCTGAGATACGGTGAGGAAAGCAATGCTTATCGTATCCGCGTGCTTGGTGAGTTTCCGTTGGCGGATGACGACACGATTGTGCCGTTTCATTTGGTTGATGCTGCGGTGCATCGCGACATTGAGCCTGACGACCACGCGACGGTTATCTGGGGTTTGGACGTTGCCCGGTTTGGCTCGGACAAGACGGCGTTGGCCAAGCGTCAGGGGAATACGATAACTGAGATTAACAGTTGGCAGGGTTTGGATTTGATGCAGACTGTGGGTCGGGTGAAGGCTGAGTATGATGGTCTGCCGATGAGTATACGGCCCAGTGAAATTATGGTTGATGTTATTGGCATGGGTGGCGGCGTTGTGGATCGGTTGCGTGAGCTTGGCCTGCCTGTGCGTGGCATTAACGTGGCGGAATCGCCAAGTATGAAGGATACATATACGAATTTGCGGGCTGAGTTGTGGTTTAAGATGCGTGGTTGGCTGGAGCAGCGCGGTGCTAAGTTGCCACGCAACGAGCAGCTTATTGCGGAATTAACGTCAATCAGGTATAGTTTCGTCAGCAGCGGCAAGATGAAGGCTGAAGGTAAGGATGACATGCGTAAGCGTGGGTTAGCTTCACCTGACTTGGCGGACGCTGTGTGCCTTACGCTGGCGTCTGACGCTGCAACGGCACTCGGCGGTAAGGCGTCAACGTGGGGTAAGCCACTGCGACGTAATTTAAAAGGGGTGGCCTGATGGCTAGCAAGAAGTTTCTTGATTTTCTAGATCGCTTTGACGGCGGTGGCATGGGCAAGTCTGGCGATAAGTTTGAGGGTGGCGGGCTGTTTTCTTTGCTTGGTAACTTGGCGGCAGACCCATATGGCTCTGAAGATAAGGCGCGGATGGCATCGCGCAAGGCGTTTTACGGTGCGCAGGACATCGGCGGGCCAACGATGACGCCAGCGATGACGCCAACGCCTGCTGCGATGAATAACACCCCAGCGGCAGCGGCAAGACCTGCGCCTCCGACTGACGCCGAGCGTTTTGGCATGAACCCTCCAGCACCTTACTCGGCGGCACCTGTTAATGTTGGTGCGCCGCCAAGTTACATGCAGCCCAGTTCGATGCCGATGCCCGCCCCTGTTGGCGCTGGTGCGTCACAGAATCCTGCGCCAGTAGACCCGCTTTCATTTGAGGGCTTTACACAAAACCTTATGGAAAACTATGACCAAGGTTTTGTGCGCAGAATGCTAT